CAAGGCAGCGGCCAACACCGCCGCGAGCGCGGCCAACACCGCGACGGTCAAAGCGAACGCGGCAGCGGACAGCACCAATACCGCCATAGCGGCGGCGAAGTCCGCCACGGATGCGGCCAACACGGCGGCATCCAACGCGACGAGCGCCACGGCTGCGGCCAACACGGCCACGGACAACGCCAACGCCGCCACATCCGCAGCCAACACGGCGACGGCCAACGCCAACGCCGCGACCGCGACCGCCAACACGGCGGCGGGAAAGGCCACGGATGCCGCGAACGCCGCCAACACGGCTGCGGACAAGGCGAACGAGGCTGCAAGCGCCGCAGACACCGCCACGGCTGCGGCCAACACGGCAACGGACGGCGCGAACACCGCAGCCAATGCGGCCAACACGGCGGCATCGACGGCGGCAGACCTCATGAGCTGCCTGTCCGTCGTTAACGGACAGTTGAACATAACCTACCAGAGAGAGGCTTAACATGAGCACAATCACCGAACCGATCATCCTGAACAGCACGGGCAAGGCCATGGCGGCTGCGCTCACCACCATCGCGCACGGATACTCCGACACGCTCGCCACCGACTACGCGACGATCCAGCGCCTCGTACGCAACGGCCTCGCGCCGCAGGTTTTCAACATCGGCGACAAGATCAACGTGCCATGGAGCGACGGAGCGGCCACGCCGACAACGCGCACCATCCCCTTCGATGTCATGCACTTCGGCAACGTGACATTGCAGGATGGCGAAGTCGTGCCGGGTATGTTCCTTCAGGCACACTACAGCCTGCCGTTCGGCACGCAGTTCGACAACTATGAGGCGTTCTACGCCGCGAAGACAGCAGACCTCGCGGCTGGCACCTATTACGTCACGCTCGGCACCAGCTGGGGCAGCAACGCCGTCGCCGGAAAGAGCTATCAATTCACGCTCGCCAACCCTCTGGTCAAGGGCGGGCATCTCACCGGCTTCTACGGGATGCCGGATCAGGCACCGGCGAACTGGAAGGTCTACTCGTGGGCATCGCAGACGGCCACCACGGCCACCGAGACCGTCGCGGTCACCGAGGGCACAGGCGGCACGTTCCTCGGCACCATCAAGTTCGGGGGCAGCGACCCGATCAACTGCATGCAGCGCGTCGCCTACGGCTACAACCGATGGAGCCAGTCCGCCATCCGCCAATGGCTCAACAGCTCCGCCGCAGCGAACGCATGGTGGTCGCCCAAGAACGACTTCGACCATTTCCCAGACTACCTAGCCCGTCCCGGATTCCTCACCGGGTTCGGCGATGCCTTCCTCAACGTGCTCGGAAAGCCGCAGATGAAGACCTGCGCGAACTACCTCACCGATGGCGGCACGGCGGATGCCCCCACCATCGACATCACCTATGACACCTTCTTCCTGCCGAGCTTGGAGCAGCACTTCATCACGCCGCAGCAGGCGGCGGTGTCGGGGATCGAAGGTGACGCATGGGAGTACTGGATGCGCGCGCTGGGCACCTCCACGCCCGCATCGGTCTACAACACCTATCCGAACTTCAGGACGTACGACCTCGACAACCACACATCACCGCTGTACGTCTGGATGCGCTCGGCGTTTCGCGGCACCTCGTACCTTCCGTGGCTGGTCATTTCGTCGGGCAGCGTCACCTACAACGGCGCGGTGAGCGGGTATCGTGCCGCGCCCGCTTGCGTCATCTGCTAATCATCTCATCGCGGGGCGACGCTTCGCCCCGCGAACCATCAGGAAGGAGCGGGATGTCCGTACCGCAGGGCCAGAGAAGCGAGAGCAAGTTGGAGGTGTTCGTGAAGGCGAGGGAGCTTGCCGCCTACACCATCACCATCTGCCGAAACGAGAAGAAGTTCGACCCCACGTTCGACTTCTTCACGCATGAGCTTACAAGCGGTGCGCTCGGGATCGCACGTGACGTTTGGAGCGCCAACAACGTCAAGGTCGTGAACGAAGATGACCTGCGCACCCGCCTCGCCTTGCAGGAACGCGCCGCGAGGCGCTGCAACGATCTGTTGAGCGACATGCAGATCGCCCAGCGCGTCTTCCACTTGGAGACGAGGCGCATAAGGCACTGGGGCGGCATGGCCGCAGACACCCGAAACCTGATCAGGAAATGGAGGGAATCCGATGCCTCGCGCTACAGGCATCTTTGATTCTGGGGCAACGGCTGAAAACGCAGAACGTCTGGATGCGCTCGGCGAATCGCGGCAACTCGAACAATCCGTGGCTGGTCAATTCGTCGGGCAACGTCAACAACAACAACGCGGTGAACGGGAATCGTGCCGCGCCCGATTGCGTTACGAGAAGCAGATAGAGAAAGGCCCTATCGCAGATATGGTTTATCGGCAAGAAGATGACGCAAGGAGCCTTTGCCCCGTGGCGGAAACGCCCGAACAACGCGGGGGCGACGCGGCTGGCCCACGGGCCAGTGCCGCTATCAGCGCCCCCGATTACATTATCGGATTCGATGCACTCTACGAGAGCATGCTTAAATGCCGTGCCGGTGTCATGTGGAAGGATTCCGTCGCCCACTTCGTGATGAACGGCGTGGAAGAGGTCATGAAGCTGGAACGCCAGCTCGGAGACGGGTCTTACAGGCCACGGCCTCCCATGACGTTTACCATCACTCATCCGAAGCGGCGCGAGATCGTGTCCATCTCGTTCCGTGATCGAATCTATCAACGCTCGCTAAACGACAACTCGATCTACCCGCAGATGACAAGGAGCTTCATCTACGACAACGCGGCATGTCAGACGGGCAAGGGCACAGACTTCGCCCGAGGGCGGCTGAAGTGCTTCATGCAGCGCCAATGGCGCAAGACCGGGTGCGATGCGTGGGTCTTGCAGCTGGACATCAGCGGCTACTACCCGAACATGAGGCACGATGCCGTGCGCAGGAAGTTCGAGAGACAGCTTGATCCCGAATCTTTCCGCATGGCTATGGAGGTTTTCGACAGCCAGTATCCCGGCGATGTCGGATTCAACCCCGGTAGCCAAATGGTGCAGATAGCGGGCATATCCCTGCTCGATGACATAGACCACGCCATCAAAGAGCGCCTGCACATGAAACATTACGTACGCTACATGGACGATCTGATTATCGTGAACGGAGACAGGCAGGCCCTTGTCGATGCGATGGCCTTCATAGAGGATCAGCTTGCGGAAATAGGGTTCGTCCTCAACCCGAAGAAGTCGCGCATCTACCACATGTCCTGCGGCATACCGTTTCTGGGATTCGATTTCAGAATCACGGAGACGGGGAAGGTGATCATGTGCCTGAAGAGCGAGAACGTCAAGCACGAGCGGCGCAAGCTGAAGAAGCTCGTGAGGCTCGGGGCGAGGGGGGCGATCACCCGTGAGACGGTCGATGAATGCTATCAGGGATGGCGCGCGCACGCAATGCACGGCAACAACCATCGGCTGGTGATGCGGATGGATGAATACTACAAGAATCTATGGAAGGAGCAAACATGCTGATCGAGAGGATGACTGGCACGGTCGCGGAGAGCCGCGAAGCAGAGAACACGGCTGCGGACGTGGCGAAGCAGGCGGCGATGGTCGATTACATTGCCCTGATGACCGATGTCGATCTGCCGGAGGACGAAGAGACGGGAGAGACCCATGGAAATGAGTAGATACGCAGAGAAGGTCAAGAGATACTACGACGCGGGATTCTGGACGGCTGGCATGGTTGCCGCCGCACTTGATAAAGGGAAGATCACGCAGGCGGAGTATGACGAGATCATCGCAAGCAAGCCGGAGTGACTTAGCGGCATAGCTTGAAAGTTCACTTTCAACAATAGGACGAACAGGGGCGGCGCATCGGAGACGGTGCGTCGCCTTCTCTTTCCCGCATGACACCTTTCGCATGATGGTCGAGACGAAAGGATGCCGATGGACGATGCAATAACCCTTGGAAAGCTCATTGACCAGCTACCGACGCTGATCATGTTCCTCTCGCTCCTGATGACCGTGTACGTCGCCACCCGCAACAAGTCGAAAGACGATGGCGACGAGATGGCGCAGATCAAGGAATCACTCATCCGCATGGACACGAAGCAGGATGCAGCCGTGCAGCAGATCACCGAAGTCAACGGCGGCATGAAGGAGCTGCGCGAATCCATGACAGCACAGGCGACCCGTCTGGCGCAGGTGGAGGCGAGCGCGAAGAGCGCCCATCACCGCCTCGACAGGCTGGAAGGCGAAATAGGAGACCCGAATCGAAAGGAGAGGTAGCCATGGCGAAGAAGAAGAAGGGAAAGGGTGGATGCAAATGAACTGGAAGGTAAGGGCGAAGTCGCCCCAATTCTGGATCGGTCTGGTGGGTGTCATCATGTCCCCGATCCTCGCGTACCTCGGTCTGGCCTACACCGACCTGACCACATGGGACAGCCTTGGGAACGTGTTCATGCAGTTCGTCTCGAACCCGTACCTGATCGGCACCGTCGTGATGGCCGTGCTCGGCGCGCTCGGCGTGATCACCGACCCGACCACGGCAGGCATCGGGGATTCCGCGCAGGCTCTCGCCTACACGGAGCCGAAGCCCAAGGAGAACTAGGCATGCACGGGACGAGGCGCGGCCTGCGAATCGCCTGTGCGATCCTCTCGGCGTGCCTCGTCGCCATGCTCGTGGGATTCTGCGCCCTCGTGCGCTACGCGACGGAGCAGGGAGCGGCGCAGGCCGTGGCCGACGAGGCCGTGACGATGACCGTCTCCGACAAGCCCGCGCCGGTGGCACCCATCTGGTTGCAGGACGATCAGTCTTGGGGAGACCAGCAGTATGGCGGCGGCACCCTGTCAGACACGGGATGTGGGTTGACATCGTGCGCCATCGCCGTGAGCTACCTCACCGGCGAGGACTGGAACCCTTCGAGGCTCCATGCCGAGGTCGGCGACACGTGCCTCACGGACGGCCTGAACGACATGGAGAAGTTCGGCATCTGGGCGCATGGCAGGTGGCCGCAGATCGTTGAGACCGAGAGGTACAACGACCTGTCGCGGGCCATCGAAGAGACAAGGCACGGCTCCGTCGTGTTCGCATCCCTGACCGGCACGTTCGGCGAGAGGGACTACGGAGGCCACATCATCCTGATCTGGCGCGTGGACGATGACGGCGCTATCGAGATAAGAGACCCGAAGAGCATGGCGAACTCGACGCGCCGTTGGGGCGCGGACGAGCTTTCGACCGTCGATTGGGCCTACTTCTACGGAATCAAGAACCAGCAAATCTAAGGAGCAATCATGGCATTGAAGGGCATTGACATAGCTGGCTGGCAGGACGGCATAGACCTGTC